ATCCTTCTAGTCTCACACGAGGATTACCAGGTCCATACCATTCACTGCCTGATCCGTTGCTTGCGATTGTGGTTACTGCTCCATTTTGAACTTGTGCAGTTGCATTGCCGCTTATTCCATACTGATTAAGTTCGAGCCTCAACCAATTGTGCCTGCCATCAACATTTATATAGGTTCGTGCGTTTTGATTTGTATACTGTATTTGCGATCCAACATCATACCAGTCTGGACCAATTTGATTCTCACTGGCTTGTACCTTAACATTGCCTGAAAAGTTATCAAAATCCAATTGTAGAGTTGTAAGTGTATTGTCAGCGGTATAAATTGCACTGGTATGTACTCTATTGCCGTTGGATTGAGATGGTTGATCAATAGGAGCAGGTAGCATGATGATTTTACTTTCGACAAAATCAGGATAGACACTGTCAACTATATCAACTTGTCCTCTTCCTGCACTATATGCATCAGTAAATACTGCTTCGTAAAGGTTTCCGCTTGCACGTTCCAAACTCCAGGTTGCAGTTTGCTCATTTATTAGATCTAATTTTTCACTGGTAAGTGTAACTTTGGCTCTTCCATATGTACTGCTTAGATGTACTAGATCTTCAGCTATTAATAATTCATCACCAGTGGTGCTCATCATTCTAAAAGTTATTGTGCTTCCTGATATATTAACAGGTTTTTGATCTTGGTTTATAAATTCAAACAATATGACGTTATCAACTCCTCTGTTGACTTTTAATTTTTTTGCATACACTGGTTGCCATCTCCTTTGAAAATACGCACCGCTGGTGTCAGGTATTAGCACCTGTTGCTTTTGCTGATATAAATATACGGTGGTAGAATACATTAATTTAACTCCATTTACAAGGTATTTATGGGCGTAGAGCTATTCGAAAAGATTGCAGAACGTTATCCGTTTATTACATTCTGTACCTATGCAGGCAATGAATATGTAGGTGTGATTCAAAATAGAGATGATCAAATAACAACAATATACGATTTTGGTGGAATTGTCAATGACCAGCTGAAACGTGATTTTTTAGAATTAGCTAATACATGGTGGTGGGAATCAAATCGCAGTATTCCTATTAATATTTTCTTAAAAGATGATTGGGATAAATTCAGGCCGTTCCTAAAAACATTTATCAACAAAGACTTAGAAATAATCCTTGGTCCGAGTACAAGTTTACAAGAACTTTCACGTAAAAAAATCAAAAGACGAAGTATTACTCTTGTTCGGAAAGTAGATTAATAGTCTTTTGCCATTGGCTAAAATATTTTATAATAATTGGTTCATTTGCTGGAGGAACGCTAAGATAATCACAAACTTCTGTGTATACTTCATAAAATGTGTAGCAGTTTTTATAAGCATATTCAACATCAAATACAAACTTTACAGGAAAACTTTCTGTGTATTGATCCCATAGTATATCAAAGTCTTGTCCATAGTCTAAGTAACGTTCTATTTCGTTATTAAATATAGTTCGTAGGTCTGTTTGTATATACTTAGGTAATTGAGATAACTCTTGTGCAGTAAGAGGAGCCTGCTTGGGCCAGTTTACGTCACGTACTTTGTTCCAATAGGTATCTAAGTATGAATCTTTTATTTTACCATGCTTGCGTTTTTGTAAAAAAGATCTATAGTTTGTAAATATCACTGAGCGTGCCATTGGCCAGACTCTGAGTTTTGCTTCAAACAATATCCAGTCGTGCATGGCCATGTTTAGATGTACAGAATTCTGTATGCACTTTTGTATCAAACTATTGTTTTCAAAACGTTTTTTAATAATTTCAGGAAATGTGCAAAGATATTGTTCATTGGGTACTCCATAAAGTTGGAAATCTCCTAGTTCAAGGTCTGTCCACTTTAATGTGCCTTGTGCAATTTTTAAATTATCAAAAATATAACGTGTTTTTTCATTTATTCCAAAATCACCATTGAGTTGACGCTGTGCTAGTAGATGATCTTGAAACACTGCATAGTCATTTAAACTAACACAATTAATTAAAAATTTACCTCCCGAACCAGCAGGGTATAAGAAAAAATTTACAATAGGATTATTCATCGTATTACCCTTGTAAGGAAGGTTGATTAGTAGTTTGTGAAATAATTCTTTTCCATGCCAGAAAGTAATTTTCAATAATTGGTTTTGGCGTTATTGGCAAATTTAAATAATCGCAAACTTGTGTATAGGTTGTATAAAAGTTGTCACAGTTTTCATAAGAATATTTAACATCAAAGACAAATTTTTCACTTAGATTTTTAGTATATTGATTCCATAACTGATCAAAATGTTCACGAGACTCTACAACCTCAGAATCATTGGTATAACCAAGATTGTCAACAATGTAATATCCTCTTTCTTCTACAAATTCACGGGAATTTGTAAAAACAATAACCTTAGCTTTGCTCCAAACACGATTTACAAGCTCTAATCTAACAAAATTATGTGCAACCATAGTAAGATGTAGGTTACAATGGATACATTCTTGTATCCATGGTACTCTATCAAAATATTTTTTAATTATTTCAGGATGAGTGTTTGTCCATTGTTCCCATCCAAGACCGTGTAGTTGCCATTCACCAAGATCAAGATCATCCCATTCTTTAGTTTCTTCTGCAATCCTTAATTGGTCATTGATATATTTTATCTTATCCTCAACAGAAAACTTTCCAGCAATTTGTTTTTTGACAAGTTCACGGTTTTGAAATACTACACTGTCGTTGAGAGATAAACAATTCACTAAAAACTTGCCACCTGCACCAGCAGGATAACAAAATAGATTTACGTATGGGTAATCAATCATTGAGCAGGTTTATGTGTAGTGCAACAAGGCGTGAATAACTTACCGCGTGTGATTTCTTAAACACGAACCCTGTAGTATCATCACCATCCCAAACAGTTGCAAATACTTCCTGCCAAGGTCGACGTTGTAGGTGAGATTTACCTGGACGTATAATACTGATAAATGCAGCCATACGCGGTATACTGTCTGGTTGCATAGCACAGATTAGATCATGGTAGTTTCCTACGTGTACAACTTTTTCACAAAAAGTACGATCTTGTAATTTTGTCCAGTCTGGCTCTTTTGCCAACATTTCATCATAGTGATCTTGATCTCGAATCAGTGTATACACATTCTGATTAAGCAAATCCAGTTTAAAGTATCCACGTTGTTCTGCATACTCATAGTCTATACTTGCACACCCATTGGGTGCATCAACAGGTATAGGCGTAACATAGACGCCACTGTTGTGCTTGCGTCCTTCTGCGTTTTGGCGTGCAGGCGTACATCGAATCAAATCAATTATCTGTTGTCTGTCAGCAAAGTCTATGTCTACGTCTGCACTCATTTGCTTATATAGTGTCCTATGTTTACAAATTCAGCAATACCAAATACGATTGCGGCCATTACAAAATCTCCAGTTAGCAATGCATAGCAAGCACCGATACGTATTGCACTTTTAAGAAACATCATGTAGAATTGTGGATCTTTGGATTTTTGTATTTTTTCCACTTGTTGCATTTTTGGTCGAGTCAGTCCCATTTTGTTCTCCTCTGTAGATAATGTAAAACTTATTTTTTCTGTATAAAAAGGCACTTTACCATCCTGCTTGTTTAAGTATTTCTTCACAGTATGCCTGATCTGCTGGATAGTCACGAAACTTTTTTTGCCAAAAGTCTGGATCAATCCAAGGCCATACAATTTTTGTTTGATCAGGATTCATATCTGCTAGGTATGCTTGTCCTGACTCACAGTTAAACACCAACCATGGTGATATGCGTCCTGTACTTATTGCAAACGCAACTGCATTATCATTTCCATAACGCAAAAAGTCGTGTGCTGGATGACCAGTTTTCTCACTCCACTTAATAGTATATTCAATACCACGTTCAAGTGCATCTGTTAATGCTTCACGTCTAATGTATTCATGAAGATATTCATCATATACTGCTTCTTTGCACCAATGATCAAGTTTTTTGTTTTGCTTGATTACCCATTCAACAAACTTGGGTACGTTTATTGCATTTATACCAACACAGTGTCTTCCAAATTTTACAAATGCTTTGTAGTAAGGAGATGTTGCAAAATCTGCATAGGTTTTTAGTTTTGCACTGCCTTGTGTCATGGTGTAGAACTTCAAGTAACTTTGCAAACCAATTTGTACACCAACTTCTTTTTCTTCTTGGAATCTGCGTTTTTGTTCGCAAAGATGTACTGCAAGTGTGCTTTCTTTTCTAAACTCACGTTCGCAGTATTTGCATTTATATGTTGCTGTTTCTATATTGTTCAATACTATTTTCCATACCTATAAAAGAGTCAGTAAATATTTTTGATACTTTTGTCCATTGTATTCTATTGTGTGCTGCTACCTCTATAAGTTTATCTCTGTTTGCATTCCAGTCAAAGTTTTCCAATTCAAGACATAGTTTTGTAACCGCTTCTAACCTCTGTTGCGAATTTTTTATACTATCATAACTTTCATCCCATACAGTATCGTATGTACGAAATCCAAGATCTCGTATACGTTTTAAAGAATTTTGTGTTGATATACAAACAAATGGTATCCCTGATAGAATAGGTCTCCAAATTTTTTCTGTTGGAAAAAAGTGGCTTCCTTCATGGTTTGATTCAGCAACTAAATTATAGTATGAAATATTGTAAATGTCAATAGGCATGTATTGGCTAGGTCTAACTTGTAATTTTTTTCCTGTTGTGTTTTCAAAAAGTCTATACCCCTCAACATGAAAATAATTTTGATCTTCAGTGTCACTATATTTTGGAACAAAATCAACATTACTTAAATCAACTCCAAATTGTTGTCCGGCATACTTTATTGCATAACGACTTTTATGAAATTGAGGCAACAAATTTTCAATTATGTAGTCTCTATGTTTTTTATGAACTGCACTCATTGAACAGAAACTAACCTGTTTTGGATAATTAAAATCATATTCAATTTTAGAAAAGTAAAACTCGTGTTTGAAACTAGTGAATGTCCTAACAGTGTCAAACAATACCCATGGAAAATACAACAGAGTATAGTCAATTGGTAACTGATAATCTGGATCTTCTATGTCCCAGTATGCCGAACTCAATATAAAATAATGTTTGTCTCTGGGCCATGACACACATCGACTTGGCAATTCATGCCATCCTTCTTTGAGTGCATCTATAAACACGATACTGTGGTTATTCTCACAAATTTTCTGCTCTTTATAATATTCAAAGCAAACATAACCATCTGGATGATCTCCGGCATCAAAGTAGGTTGGGAGTTTTTTTAAACGAAAAAAATTTTTAAAGCGAGCATAATATTTGTAAAAATTTAAAACCTCATCTGCGTGTTGAGAAGTGCATATTTTTATTGGAAGTTCCATTACATATTACCACTTAGTTTCAGATGCTCTTTAAGTTCTTTGTTTGTCATCAGTTTGCTTAACAGTTCTATTTCATCTGCTTTCATTGCTGGAAACAGTTCCATCAATATCTTTTTGCCTTCGTTGTTGCCTTTTTCTTTTTTCTTAGGTGGTATCCATTGATGTCTGTGTGATCCCATGCCTGGCGAAATGCTTGTAGCACAAAGCCATTGTAGTTTAGGATGTCGATTGATATCAAAAAAATGTTTGTTCAGTCTCTGATTGCAGGCTATCAAATAGTATTCTTGTAGTTCACTAGGACCTTGTACACTCGATCCCCAACGTATCATGAGAAAGTTTGAAAACTTTTTGCGTTCTTCATCAGTCAAGCTGTCATAGAAGTTGCGATCCTTGGTATCAAGGCAACGCATTTCATTTGCTATGTTTAGTTTTTCGCTCACTGTATTTTATCCATATTCTATGTAATACATAAAACCATACACCATTTATGCAAGGTTCGATCAATGCTACTGCTCCAGCTTCCCATATACTTGCACCGGTCATCCAATACACAACGTTCATTGCTATTATAACATGACCACAAGTATAAATCAATGCCAAAATTGCACTGTCATTCATCTTGTTTTTTATTACATTAAATATGCCATTTGTAAATTCCATATTACCATGCCTTATTGTAGTCCACGATTTCACAGTTACGACTGATGTCTTTGACAAAGTATGCACATCGTGGATCATTTTTGTTTTCAACTGGAACGGCCAACATCTGTCCATTCTTCAGTTTAGGTACATACCAAGTCACATCCTGATAAACATCGATTATTTCAATATCCATATAACTAGGTCTAAAACTAGTCAATGGATTGAATTGAAATACTTTGAATCCTCTGTCATTGATACTTGTTAGTGGTAGCATTTCTAAATCACCTACTTCTGGCTCACCAATTAGTACCTGCCAATCAATTGGCATCTTCATTGTTCGATCTCCAATACGTAATACCAGTGCTGGTGAATTGAACGTTTCTAAGAATATAAGTGGTATGTACAAATGATCTGCATTCTGGGGATCACTGTTGTCAAAAATTGCAAAACGTAAGTCATCTATTTCTTCTGGCAGCGTATCTACTTCAAACACAGTATTGTCTAGTGTTAGTATTCTCATTTTTTCTCCTTATGCATTCCAATCCAGTTTTTCTACACTATACGGATAGTTTGCTTCTCTGTAGAATGCTTTACGTTTGGTTAGGTGTCTTTTTGCAAATCTGCAAGTTGATGTTATGTCCCAGATTTGGACGTGGTCTTTGTCTTCCGCTTTCCGAATACCCCTGCCAATGCTTTGTATAACCCGTACAAAACTTTTACCAGGCTCCAAAAGGACAAGATTGAAAATACGTGGGAGATTAATACCAACGGCCGCGACACCATATGTAGCAATAATGATTTTACCTGTCGCAGTAGCCACTTCATCGTATTCTTCCTGTCTGTCTTTTGCTTTGGTTGCACCACTTACAAACACTGCATCATCGCCCATACG